TGGGAGAAAATAATGAGTTTCAAACTATCTAACCGATCACTCGATAAACTGCAAGGTGTTCATCCTGATATGGTAGCCACAGTAAAGATGGCGATCAAAATCACTAAGGTAGACTTCGGTGTCACCTATGGTGTCAGGACACTAGAAGAGCAGAAGAAGCTTTATGCCTCTGGTCGTTCTCAGACCATGAAGTCCAGACACTTACTGCAAGGAGATGGCTATTCTCATGCTGTAGACCTTGTAGCATACGATGGGCCGAATGTGGTCTGGGAACTCAACGTCTATGACGACATTGCTGATGCCATGAAGTTTGCAGCTAAGGAAGTAGGCTGTAAGATTAAGTGGGGTGCAGCTTGGTCAGTGGGGAACATAGTAGACTACGGCGGTACAATGGAAGACGCGATGAACGAGTACATTGATCTTCGCCGTAGTCAAGGTCGTAGGCCGTTTATCGACGGGCCTCACTTTGAGCTGATGGTCTAGTACGATGTGGATTGCTATAATACTACTGTGCCAGAACCCTTCAGCTTTATCATGTCAGGTGTTAGCTAAGACTGATGAGACCTTTTACTCTGAACAAGAATGCCAAGAGGCAGTCGTAGAGAAAGCTACAGAACTTATGAATAAAGGCCTAATGGCTATTCCTGACTGCTTTCAGGTAGGGGACTCGGCCTAAGCATTGGTCTGATAGACTGAGACACTTCTCCTGTATTCCTACAGAACAAGTCAGCAGATAGATGCTCTAGAGTTCTTATGACCCTATAACACTCTGACGAACTGTTGAGAAGCATGTCCACTTGTACGTCTCCTGCATGGTAGATTATAGTCAAGATATAGTAAAATTCCATCACATGCCTCTTGTGTATCACAGTGGTTTGTAGTAAGACAGAGGAGTTACCTCCTCCAAAACTAAAGGCGGCCTTCGGGCCGCCTCTTTTTATTTGCCATCGAGATAATCGTTAAGCCTCTTCGAGTACCATTCGACCTTCTTCAAGTCCTCTTGGAACTTTCCCTTGTCCCTGCATCGGTGTTGATACTTGATCATATTCCCACGTAGGTAACCAATGTACTCTGCTGCAGTTAGTACCTCTTTCATGTAGTCAATACACTCAATAGACCCACTCGTGTAGTGAGCAGGACTATTGACCATATCACGTTCTTTAGAACGCTGACGTTCGTCGGGTGTAAACTCCTTTACCATTCTGGGTCACCATACTCATCAAAGGAACCTATAGGGCCGCTAAAGCGCATATCTACAGTGACTCCATTGACTGGGTCGTCAAGCTCCTCATGTTCGGTAGACATTACCCCCATGTCCTGAAGGTAATGCTCTAAGTAAAGTGGTATTTGGTTTTCCATTATTCACAACTCCTTAAGCCTGTTGATGGATCAAAGTAGCAAGCGCCACCTTCATCTACATGTGGTTTTACATCTTCGTCAATAAAGAAGTCAAGCTGTTTTTCTGGCTCTTCTGCAACATCCTCTGAAGAGGCTGCATTTAGGATACCGTAACGCTTACCTGCTGCACGGAATGTAGTACAGCCAGAAGCCCCACCATCAAACGCTTGCATGTAGACATCCTTGAACTCTTCCCAAGTAATATCTGACCCTACGTTACAGGTTTTAGAACAGGCACTGTCCACATACTGACTTGCTAAGTTAAGCACTTTAACATGGTCATTAACGTGAAGCTCATCTGCTGTTTTACCTTTAACACCAAACACACGATAGCCGTAGTCTTCTACTCGTTCTACCTTTGGACCCTCAAAGGTTTGGATAGTACGATCATAGTAGTGAGAGAACACTGGTTCGATACCCGAGCTTACATTGTCTGCCGACAGACTGATAGTACCAGTCGGAGCGATTGACAGTAGGTGGGAGTTACGAATGCCATACTTACGGATGTCATCACGGATTTCATGTGGTAATGTTAGTGCAAACTCACTCAACAGATAGGTATCCTTAAACAAGGGGAATGGCCCCTTTTCCACCGCCAGCCCTATAGAAGTGTTATACGCAGTGTCACGTAAGACCTTCATAATCTGCGTCAGAGTAGCCATGAACCCCGCTGATGCATATGGGTAGCCGAGAGCCTCAATAGCGTTTGCTACCCCTGTTAGACCGAGTCCCATGCGGCGTTTATTACGTGCCTCTTTAGCTTGCTCGTCTAAAGGATATACTGCACGATCCACAACATTATCCATGGCACGCACAACAGGAGGAATATCGTGCTTAAATTGTTCATAGTCAAACATCCAGAACCCCTCGTTGTCCATATGGACATACTGGGTCAAGTTAAAGGAACCTAGTAAGCACGCACCATTAGGTGGCAGTGGCTGCTCACCGCAAGGATTGGTAGCTCGGATTGTCTCTACATACCAAAGATTATTCTTACGGTTTATTCGATCAATAAAGAGAATACCTGGTTCTGCCCAGTCCCACGTAGAGCGGAGTATGTCATCCCACAGTGCCTTAGCTTTGATTGTCTTGTAGACTCGTCCATCAAATACTAAGTCGAAGTCTTCGTCCTTCTTGACTGCCCACATAAACTTGTCAGTGATACCTACAGAGATATTGAACTGAGTTAGGTTATCACTGTTGTTTTTTGCACGGATAAACTCTTCGATGTCTGGGTGATCTACACGTAAGACACCCATCTGTGCGCCCCTACGGTGACCTGCAGAGCTGATTGTCTTACAAATAGCATCGAAGATACCCATGAAGCTAATAGGGCCACTAGAGCGGCTATCTAGTGACTTAATCATAGCTCCCTTTGGGCGTAGTGTAGAGAAATCATAACCAATGCCCCCACCTAAACGCATAGTCTGTGCAGCATCTTCTGCTGCCTTCATAATACCCTTCATACTGTCAGTGATGTTTTCAGACACAAAGCAGTTATAAGGAGTAACTTCACGAGGAGAACCCATAGCCGACTGCACACGTCCTGCAGGTAAAAAGCGTTGGTGTAATAAAATGTCTCGGAACTCGTTATAATGTTCTGGGTTATCTTTAAGTGCGTCAGCAACTCTTGTCATGGCATCTTTGAACGTCTCGTTAGGTCCACGATATTTCATTTTATGTATTTCTTCACTGACTCCTATTGTAGGACCATAAGTGTTCTTCATCTGTTGTCTCCACTTCCTCTTAATTTACCGCGTTTCTTGCGATTTTCTAGTTTACCTAAATTCATCTGAGCAATGTCAGAGAGCGGGTATCCCAAGTCCTCTGCTAACATTGCTGCAAACCATAAAACATCTCCCAGCTCTTTAGCAACCTCATCTTTATCAATATTTCCATCTCGCAACCACTTAGATATTTTACCACTAACTTCTCCTACCTCTTCGGCAAGACCCAGCGTTGGGTAAACTACTCTGTACTCCTTTTTATAGATTGCGTAACGGCGAGCTTGGTCTTGATACTGATCCATACCTAAACCTGAGGGACTACTAAAGCGATCAATGTCTTCACTCGTAATCATTTTCTACATACACTCCTAAGTCTACTAGACCCATGTGATGCATGTCTAACAGCACTTCTGCTTGTAGCCTCACATCAGGTCCAACTGCTTCTTTAAAGAGGCCCTCAAAACTGTAAGCCTCTATCATATCTAATATGTCTTCATACTGAAGATCATAGTCTAGGTCGATCACTTGTTATACTCCTTTTCAAGAGCAGACATACTGACCCACTGCATGTCATAGTTTCCATCCTCTAACTCGCGCTTGACCACCGCTCCATGTCTCCACTCACGGTTTGCTTGTCCAGCCCATGCTTCTTCCTTACCTTTGAAGCAACCCACAACCAATCCGCTAATCGGCGTAGGACGAGCATCAGCTTTATGGTAATAAGAGAATTTATGACTATGACCGACAGTAGCAGAACAGGATAGTTTTTCAACGAGAGAATAGCCATGATGCTTAGTTGACATAGCTGAACCATAGTTACCACTAGAAACATAGTGACCATAGAGTATACCATCGTACTCAACGAGTGAGGGGGCTGAGTTAGTGTATTCATGATATTCATCAAACCAGTGATCAGTGTTAAGGTGACTAAAAGAAATACCGTAGGTCTCCCCATGAAGTCTCGGATCATGGGCTATGGCTTTCTTTATACGGTTCTCATGGTTTCCCTCAAAGCCAAACCAAGCTGCCTTCTTATACTTACGACGATTGGGAGCATACCGTAGTTTCTCCATAGCATCGTTGTAAGACTTAATGTCTGCTTCATAGCTTTGCGAAACGATAGCCTCAGGATAACGAGTGTCATACGTGTTGAGAGAACGCATGTCAGCTCCATCCCCAAGGTCTATCACATAGTCGGGACACACATCGTAGATAAACTGCCCTAGCCAACTGAACCTTTCGTTGCTACAATCAGGATCAGCATGAGCGCAGGAGAATACTACAATTGTCTTCGGTCGGGTGTTTGTCAGGTACATTTTAGACCTCCAAAGGTTCTATCGACTTTGAGAAGTGATCGACTAGCATGCTAATCCCCTCTTCATCTTCGTGGCATAGCCAACCTTTTGTATAGCCCTCTTCTGTTTCGTACAAACTTAAGACTGCCCAATAAGTATCACAGTCAACTACTTCGTTTTTGTAAACCCAATGAACTTTCATTTTGTTCCTTTCAGTAGGTTTATGTAGTGGTCAGCGTTACAGACGACTAACCAATCTTTTCT